TAACTCAACCTGACGAACCAGTTCCGCAGATTCCGTGTTTCTTAACTCTATCCTGTCCTCTATTCCTTTATTTAAGTCATCCTCTCGTTTTTTAGTATTAGCATTAATTTGATCCAGTCTCTTCTCGTATTCCCTGCCAGCATCCATTGCTCTTTCAAAGGACTTCTCCATTTCCTTATGAGACTCGGCAATTATACTATCTATCTCCCTAAACGCATCTAATGAACGATCTTTAATGGCTTTCACCATTGCAGGGACCAAGGCCAACAGTGCCCCTATACTCATAAAGAAAAAGTCAATGAAGTCTTTTATTGTCATAAGCCAAGCCATGGTTCCTTCAACCATGAAAGATGTAAATGCACCTATCTTTTGAATGATTTCGGATGTAATAAGGAGGGTCTTTGCAAAGGATACTACTTTGTCTTCGTTTTTCCCTGAAAACGCACTAAATATGGCTGCTCCCACATCAATAAATGCACTAGCTATATCCTTAACAATGCGGAGCATTGCATTGAAGATATACTTACTCTCAAAAGAATTAGGATCTCCTAGTTTGACTAGACCCGCTTCAATTTTACTCAATAACTCGACAAACATTTTTGATGCACCAGAACCTTTATCCATTGTTCCAACGAATCGTAAGAAGGCATTGTTCAGTTTGGTCATTCCCATTCCAACTGTAACCTCAATGTTCTTGAAAGCATCTTCGATATCTTGTGATTGCCTGAATATTGCGAGTGCAATAACTTCTGGAGTGAGGAGTCCTTTTCTACCAAGCTCCACCAACTTACCAATGGTGGCTTCCATGTTGGGTTCAAGAACTTTAAATTCTTTAGCAATGGCATGAGCAAGAACTTGGTTCATCTCCAAGATGGAACGTAGTTCGTCACCTCGTAATGCACCTTGACCAAATGCCTGTGACAATTGGTATGTTGCGTTTCTTGCTTCCTTTGCGGTGGAACCCGATACGATAAAGGATTTCGCTACAGTCTCTGTGATCTGCAACATCTCTTGCTGGGTGAGACTCAACTCTTTTGCACCCCGTCTTAACCTAGAGTATGTGACAGCAGTTGCCTCTAGATCGGATCTAGCACGTTGAGCAATCTCAAACAGTCTTTCTTGAACTTGGGCAGCTACTTTTGCACCATCTCCAAAGACCTTGATCCTGTTACCAATCAGTTTCCATGCATCTGCATAGTGAACCAATTTCTTGATAACAGTTGAGTAAACCAGTGCTTGAACTACGAAACTAAAACTTGTAACGGCACCCACTACACCTGTGACTGTTCTCCTCATACCTCCAAAAACTTTATTGAAGCCACTTCCAAAATTCTTGGCATTTTTTTGAACGTTTTTGAAGTAATTATTAACACCCTTCCCGTATTGCTTGATCTGTCCACCTAGTGAACGGAAGTATCCACTTACTGAAGAGAAGGATTTTTTGACTGCCTGTATATTTTGATGAGTTTTAGAAGCAAAATTCTTAACGTGTTTTAGAGCATTGGAAGCACCAATTTTTACTTCGTTTGCCCACCACTTTGCTTCATGCCCAATCTTCTGGAAGGAAACTTTTAGAGATTGAACGGTAGGTTGTAACTTTTTAAAAGCTGTTGATACCCTATTCCCGATTTCACTGCTCAGTGCCTTGAAATCACTCTTCAGCTTTTTAAGAGTCACTCCTCCTAGACTCTGAAGGGTTGTCTGGAGTGCTTTTGCTTGACCACTCAACTTCTGAAAGGCTACCGCGAACTGTTTTTTTGCAATATCCGATATCTTCTGCATATTAAGTACGACAGCCTGGAAAGTTTTTGATCCCAAAGTGTCTAGTTTGCTGGCAAACGCTTCAATTACTTTGTCAGCTTTACGGATTTGTGCAGAAACCTTTTGGAGAGGCTGAGTGACCCGATTAAATTGTGCTTGTAATCGATTGAGAGATTGAACCGCAGATGAGGTATCTACACTAATCCCTAGAGCAGCGACTTCAGCCATTTCAACCTTTAGGGATATTCATTGTTGGTCGCTGGGGAACAGATTTGTAGTTCCGTGCTTGTCCTGGAGCTTGCCTAGCCCGTTGAAGGTTCTTGGGCTTGTTTGCTTGCTCTAAACGTCGTTGCTCTTGAGACTTCTTTTCTTGTGCTTTGAGGTGGTCAAACATTTCTCTCTCAATTGCCATAATGGTTTCATAATGATCCGTATCATTAGCATTATACCGATTGAGAATAGACTGAATTGCTTCTTCACGAAGACCTCCCATGCCTCCCATATGGACATCTCTGCCTGTTAGACAAAGTTGTGACCATCGGGAAAAACAGAAGATATTAGCAGGGCTAATCTGGAACCCCTCCATAGGACAAACTTCACAAGGAGGGAGTTCTTCTTGGTCATCCCAAATAGTGGATGATTGACAACACCAATCCTCTCTAAATGTTTGCCCCTTAACTATACCATGTTCCTCGCTGGAGGCTTCATACTGGGCTTTACCAGTTTTGAATGCGAGAAACTGTTCTAGTTTTTTTCTTCGATTCCATGCTGTTCCCTTGATAACTTCTCCAACTCTTGAAGAAGATGATCAATCAAGGGTTTTAAAGCTGGAATTCCAAACCACTTACGCTTCTCTACCTCAGTGCATTCTAACTCAACACCTTGTTCGGTAATACCCACCCAATCTTTGAGAGACTTTACCCACTGGTCCTCCATGAAATTAGCAACCCCTTTATTATTCTTAGGATTGATCCGCTTATCATAGAGTGCAGTAATTTGATGTTGTGTTAATGGAGTCATGATGAAGAATACATCTCCATATTCCTCAGGACTTACTTTCGCGTCAGGATGTGGAATCCTAAATTCAGAGTCTAATGTACTTAGTTCTAACGGCATAATTTACCCCAATTAAAGGTGAAAAAGGCCAGCGATAATGTGAACGCCACTAATGTCGTCACCCGATTACCGCCAGCCAGTATTTGCCCCAAAATCAAATGTAGGCAAAGGGATTGGGGCAACCCTTTGGACTAGCCCTAGCCTACAACCCTTACCAACGCTACGCAGGTTCTTCTTCTTCCCTGAAAGGAGGATTCACCCATTGACTAGTGACTTTCCAATCCCAATCCCATCCCTTTAAACAGGATACGATGTTCATTGGAGAATCACCTTTCATGTCAATTCCGTTGGCGCTCATGTATTTCTTCACTTCACTAACATCACCCAAAGCACCAAGAAACATTAGTTTCCCATCACTTTGTTCCGAAGAAGTTCCGATTTTGATATTTACGCCATTACCAAATTCAACTTTATATTCAAACATGGCTATTACGAATAAATGAGTTTAAATTTATCTGTATCAGTTGCTTTGTCTCCTGCAATAAGTGCAAAAGAAATATCCAACTGAGAGACACCATCTGCTTCAGCAATTGTAGGCACCTCAAGGTGAACTGCTGGCATGTAGAATGTGATGACGGATGAACCGTCAGGTGCTGTAATTTGAACACCTAATGCCCAATTGGGAGAATCTGCAATTGCCTTGGGTAAGCGGAAATGCTTGGGCAATAAGAGTGCAGAAAAAGACCCTGTTACGGCAGGCTGATTAATAACGTAAATTGCAGGAGGGAATGCAGATCCAGACATCTCTGTGAGTGCTGGTTGCGTTACTCCACGATCAAAATCAAGAGAGATCGTAGTTACGTTAAGAGCATTAGCCGAATTGAAAAGATCGGTATTTGCATCACTAGCATTCGGTGAATTTTGATTTGCAAGGAATACTTGCACATTCTGTTGACCTACTCCTTCATTCGTTGAACGGGTAGGTTCTGGCAATGCAGGTATTACCAAATCTCCTGCAACAATGTTAGTCCCTACCGTGTTAGCTTCCGAATCGTCTGTAATGGTGAAATTTTCACCAACACCTGAATCAGATACAGGTAGATCTGCTGAACCTCTAGATACTCCAGCTGATGTAACAATCTCTACAGTCTCACCATCAAATACGATATCACTAGCAAAGGGTTTTTGATCAGCTTCAGACCGTTTTGGACCTGCAAGAGAGATGATATATTCATCTGTACCACTACCAGCAGTTTTGGAATCAATTTCACCAACGCCACCGTAGTAGACATGGTTTCCAGTGATTCCCATTGTCCATGTGACAGGTCCATCTTTTGCGAGTGCAACACTCAAGGATGTTGGCACACACCCTGTTACAACAAATAATTGACGAGATTCCTCAGTTGCTTGCAGGTTCGCAAGAGTCATTGTTTGCATCTTATTCGCAAAGGAATAAGTATGAGTTGTTGTGTCTGAAACACTTGCTCCAAAAAAGTTTGCGAGCAAGGTATGTTCATCGGGTGCTTCAGCTACGGTAGCTCCAGGCTTTGCATAAAACTCCATATCAAACGTTGCATACTCAAAATAATTGAGTATTCGGCCACCTGAGATGAGGTCAGACCCAATTTCGTTGGTATCCGTATAGTTTCCTGCTTGTGTGATAGCAGGAGGTGTAGTTAATAAGAAAGAATCAGTTGTCCCATCAAGGGTTGCGAGGTCCACCATACTTCCTGATGGAGACTCATTATGTATATAAATTACCGCAGAACGGTAACGTGCTAAAGTGGTTGGAAGAGCCATGACATAACCTCCAGAAATAGAATTAGAAAACGAATCGTTTATTACTGCGAGAACACAGTTGTATTAAAAATAGTCGGTACCTCAAAATGGGCACCTTCATAAAAACCATTGAGAGTATTTAAAGGCCCAAAGAAAACATTATAAGATGCCGTCTTTATGGTTTTTTTGTGGTATAGTGTTCTTAACTGATCCACATACCCTTCTAGGGATGCCATGCCTGAGTTCTCTTTAATTAAGAAGTTGACTGAAAAAAGGTACTCATTCCTTACTAGCCCACTCTCAACTGGTATCTCTGCGATCCTCGCAGATGTGTGACGAATTGCTGGAATTGCATACTCTTCGTCGGGGGTGGGATCAAAAGAAACATTCTCCTGAACCCAACCAATTGTGCAGTACGTCCAATTGTCTGCAAAATGTTGAAAAACCTCTGCTTCAAATGACATATTTAGGCTCAACCATTAGGTTTCCAAAAACCGCCTTTGGATTTATCCTTCGTTGGCTCAGCCATATTTTTCCTCATTTCTCTTTGCCACTTATCAAAAACATTCCCCCCCTTAGCCCTTATTCTACGGGGCTTCCTTTGCACACTGTTTCTCTCAGATTCAGACTGTTTTTGAGCAGTTTTATTCTTTTTCTGAGGAGCTTTAGCCTTCCTTTTTGACAACTCCCCAACTGAAGACACTTCTCTTTTAGTAAAAGGAGTCGTAACTTTTGTTTCCTTCTTCCTTTGAGCAGTTGCGGTTTTTTGATTCCATAATTTGTTCTTTTCTGGTTTCAAGGAAACTGTCTCACCTCTACTTGGCCCCTTTCCAATCACTGTTGTAGACCTCCCTGCATCCACTTGTCCTGATCTTGTAAATGCAGACTTACCTTCAATATCTGTTGCCTGACCACCTGTAAGCATGTTCCTTGAAAACTTCTCAAATTGTTTCTCTTCTTTCAGGAATTTCTTGCCCTCGTCAGTTGATGCTATTCGTTTCCACCAATCTTCTTCGGATTCTTCAGTTTCTATTTCAGGTTGCTTGTCTACGTATTTTGTGTCTTTTTCTTTTACTAGTTCGGGTTTTGCAAATGGGTTGAAACTGGCTTTATCCTTATCTTTGACTTCAATATATGAGTCTCCAGGTTTATACTTTGATGCATAGAAATTCTGGCAATCTGTTCTGGGTTCTTTCAGCTTCCTACTTATTTCATCACTTGCTTGTTTAATCCAAAGTGCGTTCTGTTCACTTGCACCACCTTCTAGCTTCGCAAGATATGGGACCGTATTTGTGATATGTATTGGTCCTCTCGTAACAAATTTTGTAAACCTTCTTGAATATCCACCTTTACTACGCTTGTCCTTAACTGTTTTGTAGTTGTATCTCAGAAACCTCCATAGGTTTTTTGCTCCTGTCTCAATTACTTCACTCTTCTTGGGATAGGTTGCAACTATTGCCTCATCTACTTTGAATTCTCCTGTTTCAGGGTCTATGTATTTTGCATTTTCACTATTATCCGTGTCTTTTTTTGGAACAGTACATTTCCATGAAGACTGCGCCCTGGTTGTGTCAACTGGTGTTCCATCTACGATGTCAACAAATGCTTCAAGAAAAACATGGGCTATTTTCTGCCTCAAATGTAACTCGACCTTTGTAGTGAATTTATTCAGTCGAATCCCAAACTGCCTATCGCCAAGTACTCCATACTCTTTTTCTGTTTTTGCAGATTTGACCTTTGAAGGCATACTAGTGTTATCCTGTTACAGCTACTTCATATAATATTTTTGTATCTCCCATAGTTTTTTGTGATATCGCTAAAACCTTGTAGACCTTACCTTCCATGTGCAGTTCATCATCAATACCTTGACTTGGTATTACTCCCTCAATGGGTCTGACCAGAAACAACATGACGTTACTTTGTGTCATCGATTGTTGTTGGCTATTTTGCTCTTTCTTAATTACCTCAATGGAAATATCTACTTCTGTTTTAGAAAGTGATCTTGAACTGGCTGTATATGCTCCTGTAGTAACACTCTTATAAATTCCACTTACTGTAAGATCCAAACCTCCGATTAACTTTCCTGCAAAGACATCCGATACGATTTTATCTACTACAGAATTGAGTCCTGACATTAGTGTGCTCTTTGAATTGGAACTGAGAATCCTTTCGCTTTCACATATGGGTCAATAAGTCCCTTAACATTCTTATTAAACAGTCTAGGTAACGCATTAGGATTGATCGTCAAACTCACAACACCTGGAACCGTCAAATCTTTAAACTGTCTAAGAGAAGTGTCTTCAATCAGAGAGTTGTCAGTAAGTATGAGCAGAGTTATTTCATATAACGCCTCCACAATTCTGTTTGGAATAGAATTGCTGTCTTCATAATGTTCTCTTAATCGTAACTCTTGCCCCCAATATATTCCTGAAGGATCTGGAACTGGCACAAACTGTCTAGGCCAGGAAAGTCTTTGTGTTTTAGTTGTTGGTTCCCCAACAAATTGCAACCGATCCAACTGTGATGTAGCCATCACTAATGCACATTCTTGGTTGGTCTGAGTTGCACTAGACCAAGATTCACTATTCAATCGTAAATCAAACCATTCCTGTGCTAGTTGTGGGGATGAGTACGCATTAGAATCTGCACCTCCCATAGTTACATCAAACACTTATCAACCTCTTCGTGTTTTAAACCTATTCTTTGTTCCCTCGCTTCTTTGCTTTCTGGTTCTCCCCTTTGGTTCTTCTTCAGCAGGTTCTTCAGCAGGTTCTTCGGCAACTTCTTCAGCAACTTCTTCAACCTTCTTCGGAGAGATGGATTCTTTAGATTTAGACCAACCTTTTTCCATGAACTCGTTCACCTCGTCCATAGCAACTTCGATCTTCCTGTCACCTTGGTAGAGTGTAGGCATAATTCCCCTATAAAATATGAAATGAAGGGAGAGCCGAAGCCCTCCCTAAGAAGGATTACTTGGAAACTACTTTCACACCAAGTCGTGCATCAATAGCCTTACAACCAACCATACAATCAAGAGAGATCATGTCTTTCTTCTTCTGGTGGTCATAAGTTTGAAGTACACGGATTGACATTCCGTTATAAGAAACAGTTGCCGAAGAGGTTCCTGGACCCATGGGTTCTGGCTGAGGCACAAAGACCAACTGGAATGCATCTGGAATGAATGCTCCACCAACAGTCCAACTTGTGTCATCTCCGTGAGCTTTAACCTTCACAGAAGCAGTATCAACAACGACCTTATGGCCTGTTCCTTCAACAATTACAGCCTCATCATGTCCATACAGTGGGCTAATTGTAATGGTCCCACCAAGAGTGGTGTCTGCCATAACAACATGGTCCCTGCGAACTCCATCAATGTAGAGAATGGAAAGTGTGTCACCAGCTTTTAGAGTTGAATTGGCATCTCCTGCACCAGTAAGAGAGATCGATTGTTCACCTTCATACTTGTCACCATTGATTGCAAGAGTTCCAGTATCATCTTTTGCTGATCCGCATTCATGTTTTGGAAGGTTTTGAGACATCATCAAATCGAGTCCCATGTACCGACCCATTGAAGCTTCCTGAATTGGAGATTGGAATCCTTGTCCACGAATATTCGCACTGACGAAAGACTCGATCTCATACAATTTTGTCTGCATCTTAGGCGATACAACCATTTTACGTCCACCGACAGGAATGTTTCCAACATTCATTCCCTCAACGATGTTTGCAAAATCGCCAAGTCCTGCTGGAGCACCCGACATGAATTCGGTGTATGATCCATTCTTGAACTGAGGAAGCCCACCCAATTGACCCATTTTAGAGAATGCATAGGTGTCAATCTGCTGAGTAAGAGCAGCCATAGCAGGAGTCAGCATACGTGCATTGAACTGGTCGAGTTCTAATGCGAGTTCTGCATTTGTAACCTCAAAGGATACATCAAACAGTTTCTCAATTTTGAGACTAACGCTATGTTCTACGGCATCCTGCATGGTAACTGTGGAGCTTGAATTACCAAGACTTCCAGACTCAAATTCAGTTGCTACGAAGAATGCTGGTTTACGAATACTGATTGTGTCACCAACTTTTGCGCCAGTAAATTCTGCGGTTGCGCTGGTTGACATTACTTGTGGAGAAATAAGGTTATTCTCCAGGATTACTAACGCTTCCCGAGCTATTATGTCGGGGGTAAGAAAGGTATTATTTGTGGCCATCTTTGTGTCCTTTCGCTATTAAAAAAAAGAAATAAGTAAAGGCAGGGACTTATTCCTAATTTTTTACAGGAACGTCCCGAATTTCTCCGTAAACGCTCCTGCGCTACTAAGACTACAACAGGTGATGTTGTATAACCAAGGGACTACTGTCCCTTATATAAACTAAAAAGTTAATTTAAAATATAACACAATATAAGATATTTGTAAAGAATAATCTCTACAACGTACCTTCACTCCTCAGTTTTTTATAATCTGCAACTGACATATTTCTAATGGAGTCATTAGTAATTCTTTTTCCAGCAGGACTAATTGCTCCCAATGCACCTGAACCTTTTGATTCAACAAACATCTCTGGTTGAACTTCTCTAAGAGTTTCAACTAGTTCGCCCACTTTCATTGGATTACCATCACTTCCGTAACGTATACCTTCAGTATCCAAACATATCAATGCATCACTTTCTTTATCATATCGAACTAAACCACGGATTTGTCCTTTAATAGCATCAAAAAGGTGCGGTTTAACAGAAGATTTAGAACATGCATTATTCATCTCATTTTCTATTTCACGATCTTGATATCTTTGAACTGCATTTTCCGTAGTTTCCTTCATTGAATCAAGTTCAACTTGAAGCGTTGAAATCCTAGCTTCTGCATCTGCTTTAACACGTTGGGTGATTCGGTCATTATACTTTTCACGATCACCATCTGTGAATAAACGCATTTCTTCATCTTGATCAATTTGGGTCTTAATTCTAAGAAGTCTATCAAGTTCTTCTTGACCTCCAAGTTGATCCAAAACAGTGTTAGCTTCCTTCGCTTTTGCTTGAAACTTCTTCTTTTCTTCTTTAAGAGCAGTATTGTTACTTTTGAGTCCTGAGACTTCTTTTTCTACTGCCTCAGAAACCAAATTCTGTATCTCGTCCTGAGTCAGAGTTACTGATTCTATTGTTTCGGGAGTTTCCTTCACTTCCGCTTCTTGTATTTCCTCCGACATTGCTTTCCTTTCTCATGTCGATTAAATTTGAGTCAACATCCTTTGCTAACTCTTCTGCAGTCCATGAATAGAGGTTCACCTCTTTATCACGAACAATCGTTACATCTAAGTTTGAATAAAATTTTATGGCTTCCTTAACTTGTTTCTTGACCTGTTTTGCAATTACAGGATCACCACAATCAAATACTGCACTGCCACCATTTGCTTTGGCTTGGTTTATCAAATCATAAGTAATTTGTTTTAGCCCAAGCGTGAGTCCTTTAAGCTCCATAGCGCATATTCAAGTCATGAATTGTTATAGGAGTAGTCTTAAAATTGACTAGTTGAGGGTAGGAGATCTTTTCTTTCTTCCAGAGCGAGTATTTTTTGCTCCCAAAGATGGTCCTGTGTTCTCTGTCGGAACGACTTTTGATCCATTCTTTGATTGTTCCACCATACTCGTCTTGCAGAATGGCAGAGTTATCCCGAAATAGAGGTACAATGGTACTCCGACAATTAAAATGAGGAGACCCGCTCCGATAAACCGAAATGTTTCCTTGAGGATTGAGAGAAGGTACTTCCCAAGTGCTGTTATGAGAATGATTGCAAATACTAGAGGAGTTGCCATCAAGAGTAGAATTCCAATAAAAACTCTTAATAAGGTGGGCGTTTTTGCTATAGAGTCGTTGACGGATGTCATTCGTAACCGAAGTGATTCCAGACCTGAAAAGGGTTTGAAGTTTCCCCAAGACTGATCTGAATGCCCCATTTCTGTATCCATATGTTTTATCTCCCTTTAATTTTTTAATAACATCAACTGTTGTGGCTCCTTCTGATAACTCAGTGTCGATCTTTGTATTGATGTCTCTTCTAAGTATTCTCCTAGTGTTATCTCCCCAGTAACGAATATCTTTCCCTGCAATAAGTGGCCTTGAGACTGTTTGAAGAATGTCCTCATGTAATAAGGGGTTACACTTTTTACTGGAAACATCACTTAATTGCCTATGAATGAAATTATGTTCTTGCAACCCGATATCGTTGAGGATTGCATTAAATTTATTATCAATCCTGTAGAAACGAGAATAGAGAAGGGCATCAACCGTTTCGTTCAATGAACTTCTAGCAACATCCCTCTTTACTTTGGGTTCCATAAGATCCAACCCAGTGGCTACCAACACTCTGCATATCTTGTGCTCCAAGTCAGTTATTTCCTCACTGAGCATCTTGTTTATAGAACCACCAAACTTATGTAAGTCGATGGTCCTAAACATCAAAGAATCATAAAATTGCTTGTTTACCTTCATCTTGAAAAGTACCAAGCTCCAATTAGACCTAAAATAATGGGAAGGAATCCGATGTAGTATCCGTATGTGAAAAAGAACACTACTATTGATTCCCAGTCAAACCTCACACCTCAACTTCTTCGACCTGAGTTTCATTATCCAAATCTTCTTCTTGTCCACCCTCCAGTGCTTCTTGGTAAGGTTCTGGTTGGTCCTGTCCTGCGAGTATTCTTTCCATCTCTTCTTCCACAGTGACATCATGAGGAATGACCTCTCCTTGTTTCAGATTATAAAGAAGTGTATCTAAGGATATGCCACCCATCTGGTACGATTGAACAAGTGCAATTACCTCTTGATAAGGTAGACGTACATCAATGAAGTCTTTGTTCATTTGAACATTAACAGCATCAATAGCCTCACCTTCCCACATTGCCATGAACTCCAATGATTTCTGAATACCATTGCCCACTGATTGAACCATTGAAGAAAGAATACTGGTTTCCGTGTTTTGTCTTATTCTTGCTGTTTCAGCAGCCTCCACGCCTTTTGGTCCTTCAAGAAGCCTTGCACCAAGAACTGCCATCATTTGTTCTTTCTGTTCAATAGCCCTTTCAAGAGAACCTAAACCTTGTCCTGAGAATTCAAGGAAACCAACTTTTGCTGACTCATTGGGGATCACCCAAGCAGTACCCGATCCGACATGAACACCTTGGTTATATTCGTCAGGATCCACTCCTGTTATGTAGGCTTGTGGAAGTGCAGTGAAATGTCTTCCATGTTCTAAATCCGCAGAGGACCGATAATGCGAAATACAGACATTGGCTAGATCCAAAAGAGGAGGCTCTTGGATATTAAACCCACATTCCTTGAAGTTGATAACTGTTACAGGAAGTGCCTGAATCTCCATTCCTCTGAATGTGAGAACATTGTCTTCAATAACCTGTGTATCTGCTTCTTGAGTTTCTTCATTATAGAAATCCCTCAACACATAACTGTGGACACCATCTTCTTCTAGGGAATAGGCCCGATATTGTTCTATGGTTTCATGACTGAATTTGTCTTGGAGAACGTCAACTTCTTCACAAAAGACTGCAAACAGATTCACCATGTCCTCTGAGTGCCAGTTCACAAAATTTTCAGCGACATAAGATGCCAAGTAAGGTCTACCTGAAGGATGTTGATCTACAACAATGGTTTGTCTTCCTGTAATAAAAAGCTCAACTAAGGTATTGCGTATGAAGTCATTTATGTGAGTCCCCTTCATATCAATATCTTCAAGGTAAGGCTCCAGAGAACTAGGCACTTCTATCAAAGGAGGCTTTCTCATTGCTCCTCCAACAAGTCCTGTAACAGTCCTGAAGAAAGTGTTCAGGAATAAAGCCCTATCTTTGTAAGCATTGTATTCTTGACTTTCCTGTTCACTTAGATATGGAAGGTATTCTGAACCCTTGAGTTTGACTGCATCCTCCCCTTTGTAACAATCCCTGCACCTTTCCCAGTACTTAACGTAATCCTGGTATAGAGGGTGGGCATTTATGTATTTACTAGCCATTTTAAATTCCTGTTAGTCTGGTACTCACCATCTCTCTTTTAGAGACAGGGAAAAGGTACTCCACAAGGTATCCAATGCTATCTGTGATATGCGAGTAGTCAGGTTTACCTCCTTTTTCTGGCAAATTGGTTCCTTCTTTATAGGAGTGTCTTTCAAACGCTCTTGTTGAGATTCGGCACGATTTATTGACAAGTAGCTTCCGCTCTCCCACCGAACTGCAAAGTCTAGAATTAACAGAGTTTATTCGGTCACGGATGAAAGGATGCTGTCTTCTGAATTTGCACCTAAAACCATAGCTCTGGAGAATACTAAGATCCGTTCTTCCTCCTGCACTTGTTTTTGAAGCAACACAAGAAGGATCGGGGAATATGGTTATTTCATAATCTCCATAACGGACGATTAGTTCTTCTGCCATTTCATCTGTATTTGACCCATAAATTTCTATCTCATCCAATAAGAATAGAGTTTGATTATCATCATCCATTTGAAAAACGGTTGCGGTCATTGGATCAATATTGAAATCCATTCCGACCAAGAGTGGTTTTGTTGGATCAACTTTTAGGTCAATAATGTTTTCTCTAAAATCAAATGCGTAGTAAACAAGACCAGTATATGAAACAAATTTTGCCTCATACTCTTGTTCAAATGTCCTTGCATCTAAATCTCTTCTAGCAGTATCAATTTCTGTTTCTGGAACATTTCCACCTTCCAAGGTTGTGAACTGCCAGGATGCCCAGTCTGAGTCTTCACCTGACTGGCCCAATTGAAATAACTCATAGAACCAATTTCTGCCTGTTGGTGAACTAATGAATAATGCTCCTCCCACTTTGTCAGAAAGAGTAGGACGAAGAACTTCTTTCCAAGTCCTTTCTTCTATGAAAGCACTCTCATCAATAACCAAATAATCTAAACCTACACCACGAAGAGAATCTGGGTTATTGGTTCCCTTGAGAGCTATTACAGACCCATTTACTAGATGAGCTTGCATGGCTACCTCATGAAATGAATTCGACCAATTGAGTTTTCTCAATCTGTCTTTTAGAGGTATCCACATTATATTTTTGGCTGCTCCATAAGTCGTAGTGACATACCAAACATTCTTGTATGGATGCCTTGCAGTCCTTGCCATCATGTTCATTGATAAGTAACTTTTGCCAAATCGCCTCCCAGCCGCGACTACCTTAAAACGGGCAGGGTGGTCAACAATAATCTGTTGAGGGAGGCTTAATGGCATTACTTGTAAAAAACATGAGTATCGATTTGGACCATACGTTTTTTTACATAACTCCAGCGTGGATTAACATAGGAGGCATGGTAATGAGTTGCACCATCCGTTATGTCAACAAGTGCATCCTTTGACCTTACTAGGTACTCTGAAAGCTCAAGAGTCTGTTTCCAGGATCGCTTGTTTGCTGGAACATCAAGTTTTCCGTCACAGTACCAACTGAACTGACAACGGTTACGGACTGGATAGTTATTTACGTGTTTCCCATCCTTGATTACCCCACATATTGAGTTCGGAAACTTATTAGATCGAACCCTGTTTAAAACGACTTGGCTTACTGCTATTTTCCCAGCAGTAGATTCATTTCTTGCTTCCCAATAAACATTCAAAGCAAGGCATTTAACTTCAGCTTGGTCCAAGAAAAAGTAGTCATAATGACCCATTCCTTGTGATTGAACTGCCAAAGTGGAATTACTGTTCGTTGGGACAGTCATGCCCAAGATGCCAAACCCAAAAGCCAGTAAGCCAATGATTATTTTTTTCGTATCTATAAGCCATAATCTCCTTACAAAGGTTAGTCTTCCCAAGGTAGGACCAACATCTCCTCTGGAGGTGCATCATCCATACGAAGAGCCTTCCTCTTACCTTGATATCCAAGTGACAATGTTTCACTCGCAATCTTTCCTATTTTGAGATAAACGAAGAGAGTCTCTCCAATCTCTTTATTAGAAAAATCTACTTGCCCCTTTTCATCACGGTTACTAAGGATTCTTCCTATAACTTGTAACGTGTAATTCCGAAGGATCTCTGTGTCCTTCAAGAATTTTTCTGTCTCCTGTGTAGCCCTAGTTACATCACTTTGTATAAGTTCTGCTCGCACTTTCTTCTCAACAACATCAGCAATTTCTGCTTTCTTAACGCCATGCTCCCAACCATATTTCTTGGCATTCTTTGTTACTGTAGATAAAGAGATTCCTAACTCTTTGGCTATTTCACGTAACTTTTCCCCAGCCTCATATTTGGTTTTGAGCTTTGCAAAATCTTTCGGTTTAAGAGCCATTTCATATTAGTTACTGTTCTGCTCAGAGCATGCTTTACACAACTCAACTAATTTTTCGGCTGCTCTATCCCCAAGAACTCCTTTTACTAAAACTGCCTCTTCACCAGTGAAGGAGAGATATATTTTAAAAATATCACTATCCCTCTTTATCATTTGCCGTTCTTCTGCTGTTGTTGCCTCTGCAATACGTTTCTCTTTCTCACGTTGGGCATTAACAGCTCCGATGGTAGATGCAGTAATAACCCTTCCTTCTGATGCACCATCAAGAATTTTGGTTTCTACAGACTCCGTGGATTCACCTTCCTCCGATTGTCCTGCACTTTCTGGTTCCCATGCTTCTGTCCAATCTTCTTCTCCTAGAACATCTGGTACAGGTGCATCCTCCAACATTCGATCAATCTCAACTTGTGACAACATGAGAGAGTCCTGCGCCCAATCCAATGCACCAATAGATTCAAGATCCTTCATCAAGGAGGCCGCCAATTCGTAGTCTTCAGAACCTCTTGCTCTGTTGTGTCGGAAGGTTGCAATTTTCGCCTGTGCCTCAGTCATTGGGACTTCAATAACTGGGATTTCTTCAAAACCCATGACGGAAGCAGCCCTCCACCGATGTTCTCCATCAACAATCTTGAACTTGAACTTAGGGTTCTTATCGTTTTTAACTACAACAATTGGCTGTGTGAACCCATCTTCTTCGATGCTCTTGGTTAGAAGTTCAAAATCATGATCGCTCTGTCTATTGGGATTCCACTCATTCGGCTCTATTTGATCCATTGCCGTGTATTGAACCTTCAATTCCTTTAAAGCAGATGTGTTCTTTGCAACTGCTTTCTTACCTCTGTTTTTCATCTTCTTGGTTACTCTTTGCTGAGTAGCTCCTGGAGATGTATTTATGTCTTGATTGTAAACCTCACCATCCGTTGTGGCCATATAAGCTCCTGCTAAAATACCGTTGTTAAATAAAAGCCAACTCGATCCTTGTACCATGCTGTATTTGGTGTCATGAGTTCCAACTCAAGAATATACTTGTATGCATCAAGGGAGAGGCATTCTTCTGCGAAATCATCGACTCGCAGATTAAAAGGGAGGGTCAAACAATTCTTAACGCCACATGACTCAAGAATCTCCAACCACTCCGTCAGTTCTAGTGTTTTTACATCGACAGGCTCGTCATTGCATAACGTATAAATGGAATCTTCTCTTGAATAAGGATCTCTGCTTCCATTAACCATCAATACTGTTTTACCAGCACTTTTTGAAAGACAGGCTTTTACTCCTTCCTCAATGGTGTCCATAAGAGAAATGACACCAAACAAAGAAACCACTACATCAAACCCTTCAGAACATGGCTCTAATATATCCCTGCATATAAACTTGTGTTCTGGATGTTTACTCTTTGCAATACGGACCATCTCTTCAGAGATATCCCATCCCAAATAATTCAGTGGTTCAATATCTATGTAATCTAGAAGTAACCCTGTTCCGCAACCTGCATCAAAAACCGTATCACCCTTATTGATCTCTTGTGCCAAGTAATCAAAAAGAACTTCATTTTCTGCATTTGCTAAATCACTTGATAACTTCGTGTCATACTCATGTGCATTCTTATTAAACCACTCTGTAGGAGTAATCATACTTAGACGAAAGTAGTTAGACGCTCATACTCTTGTTGCACCTCTTCTTCCGTCCAGGTTTGTTCTCTTGACTGAACAAATAAATTGGCTGTTCCTAATGCAAATTTCTGAGCATTATCTATAACTAATGTTTTAATCGCAGAAAGTGCTTCTTGAGGATCATCGAATGTCCCTTTTTGATACTCCTCATTCCAACTTATGATTGTGGAAAACAGTTCCTCATATGCTTCTTTATAGTGATTTTTCATTCTATGTATCTATTGAAATAATTAATCTACGTAAGTATTCATTTGCCTTTTTTAAATCCTCTATAGGCTTTCCTTTACTTTCATAATGCCATATGTATTTCTGAATTACTCCTTTTAAATAACCTTCAAATGCTTCTTTACTCATGGAGGATTGTATTGCATCAATACATTCAATTTCTCCTTTTGCATAATGGGATGGTTTTTCAACTGCATCATTAGGAATAACAACTCGATCATAATCATCTGCTGGACTAGATGTATGGTCGCTCCACAGATATGGGAAACCTCTATGCATCATTAATTAGATGGTTCAAAAAACTCGTGAATATATGGTTACGCTTATGAACGTTTTTTTCATGGAACCAAACCCATATAACTGTTTGTCTTATGTTGTTTACAACCCCTTCTAGCGTTTTAACGTTACCTTCTAAACGTTGAACCATGCCAAAGGTAGGGTTCGGTGGATCGAGATTTAGTCTCTCAGCAATATTCAACATTTTTCCCCAGTCATTCTTTGATAATGCTTCTCTGGCTTCAATGAAGAGTTCATCCCTGTTTTCTGCAATGTCAGGGTGGGTGTGTTTAGCCACCTCTTTATAGAGACTCTTCAAATCCTCATCTACTTCTCTGTGGGAAAGTTCTAATTTGGGAGGTTGGATTTCATTCTTTGTGGCTTGTGGCAAAGAGTCCCAAAGTTGTGGATTTTCATTTCTCCAATTGGTGAAGAATATATTGAAATCACGTATTGCATCTATCTGAATTTCTTTAGTTTCTTTTTCAAGCTCTTCTAGGAATTCATAATGTTTATTTAATACCCGATATCTACGTGTAAGACTATCCATCTGCGGTGAGTGTAAATGCCTTATACTTTGCTATTTCTAAAAGCCCCACCAGTTCTGAAGTTGACATGTTTGCTGAGATCATTGTAAAATCATAATGATCATGCTCTGCATCATTTTCTTTATCATTAAGAAGTAAAATCACTGCTTTCCTAAATGTGAGACACTTCTCTTCGTCTTCATTGTCTATTCGGTCACTAATGTCCGAAAAAAGTGATTTTAAATCTTCACCTTGTTTTTCTTTTCGTGTAACTAAAGTTAGTAAATCCCCCATTTGTCTCCTGAACTGTGGACTGGTTTCCCGTCCACAAAGATTATGATACGTTTAGCCGAAAAGTAATGGGAGTTATTATAACATATTTTAAGGAAAATAAACAGACGACATATACACGTAGCTTGTCACTCATAAATTCCAGAGCACCAACCAGAAGTAAAATCCGATTATGACCACACACATACATATTAATAGAGCCTCAGCCATCAGTCATACTCCAACCAGATGATGTCAGTCCATTCTTCTTCGATTTTGTGGATAAACTCATAAGTTGAGTCATGTTCCAGCCCTGTATTGGAGAAAATGACAAATACACCATCTGGAAGGGAATATTCATGTAACATGCAGTGAAGACAACCCTATGATTAGTACTGATCCGAAATAGATCAAAAATGCGAGAACTACGATGATACCAAGTGAAAGGAGCTTCATTTTCATGGGTAACCTCCGATTATTGTAATATAAAGACCCTTTGTCCTACATAACCAATATTATTAGATAAAGTAGCCCCAATATAGTCCCGAAAACCACTATCGTACACAGAGCTAACAATAAACACGCCGTTCCTGTTAAAAGTAGATCAGCCCAAGACAATACCAATTTCACCTTCTCCCATTTCGATGTACTGATTTGAATCAATCCTACATAACCAGTTATTTCAACAGCCTCCTAGCTAAAATCTCTTTCAATCTCATCAACGGAATCATGGCGCACTGAGGCACCACCGAATTTCCTAATCCCTTCAAACGTGCCACTCTGTCACCAGTCTTCTGTCCTGTGGTCACTCTGGGGATGTCTCCAGGTTCGTCCAGCCAATCGGGTATCCCATCAGCCACTCCACCCATTCTGCGTTCAGGCATCCGCCAGAAACCTCCGCAAGAGATGGTCCTGCTAGTCTGCCCCGTTCCGCTTGTGTCTTGGCCTTGCCACTCCTCCAATCCCTTGCGGTTGGAGTTGGCCACATACGCGATTGCCCACCATCTTTTCCTCCAGTGAGGTGCTCCCACATCTTTTGCCCCCACAACTTTCCATTCAATACAATACCCTCTGCAGGCCAACTCTCCGTATACGGTTCTTGCCCAACTTCCCCCTGCTCCAGCAAGGAGGTTTGATACGTTCTCCAGCACAAGTGACGGTCGAGTTCCGCAATAGGCATAGATCTCATCGGAAAGTCTGGTAATCTGGAAAAAGAGTCCACTTCTATCTGCTTCGATTCCTGCCTGACTTCCTGCAACTGAAAGGTCTTGACAGGGAGGTCCTGCTGTGAGGAAGTCGATCCTTCCATCTCTGGAAATAAACTCATCTGGGTGGAGGTCTCTGACATCTTTATAAATTGGTATTCCTGGAAAGTTCTTTTCTAGAGTCTTGCATCCATAATCCTCGATCTCACAAAAACCAATCGTTCTGATTCCTCCAACCCACTGCCCAGCAAGTGCAAATCCTCCGATCCCTGAAAAGAGATCGAAGTGAGTCAGCACAAATTCCTCCGCGATTTAGAAGATAGGTTTTCCTCCATTCCAGTTGCCACCGCCTTTTCTGAAGTATTCTGGTTCTACAAGGGGAAGGGATGTAGCCTTCATGGAGAAAGGATCGCCAGTAAACATCGCTTCAGCCATTTTCTTCCATGATGCAATGTTGCCAGTGCATGAGAAGCAAGGAGTAACTTCTGGAAGTGGAGTTGAAGCATGGTTGGTGTGGCGTTTGAGGTACATGTCCTTCACCCTTGTAGCTCTTTCAGAGATCCACACTGGTGCATCCTCAATACAGGTACGATGAAAACACTCTTCCCATGTTTCGCCATACCTTCTCTGAGGAGTTAGTGCTAATTTCCCATACTGGATGCCTTGACGGACACCTGGACACCTTTCGCATAACTCATCAAACCAACGTGGCCATGCGTAAGATGCCCTTCGTAGTGAATCGATGCCATGTGCGTTCATGGTTGGTGGCCCTATACGCATCTGTGACGGTTTGATTCCCATACGTAACATGGTGTCGTAAGCTTTGTTGTAATCTAGGTCGAATTCCTTAATTAACTTCCAAACATCACTGTAACCCCAATCATAAATAGGCCGTGCATTACGAACTCCCATTCGATTAGGTTTGGTTAAATAACCTCCGCTACCAAATAACCCATATAAACGATGCCTACTTTCATCTGTTCTTAGACCAATACATGCAAATAGCTCTTTCCCATCCTCTGGTGGAAACCGATCATGGATGGTCATGTGTTCAATGTTTAATTGGTCAATATGCTCTGCAAATGATGGTGGTTCTCTTAACCATTTATCTTTTGAAAGTAGTGGATCAAATACCCACCAATAGGGTTGCTTCCTTGCTCCATAAATATTGATGATTGGTTGGTTTGCAACTAACCACCTCATATCTATGTCAGGACGGTTGCCTACTCTTTCAATAAATTCGTAGGTGCCTGGATACATGATTTCTTCGTCACGTACTACTACATCTACTGGTAAACGACCTGCTTGAGTAGCAGCCATAACACAGACTTCTAAACAAGCCGTAGAATCTTTTCCTCCTGAAAAACTTACTACAATGCGATGACCTTGTTCATACA